CACAACCGTCGCGGACTACGTCCAGCCCACCACCGAGATCACCACGGACGAGGGCTACGTGGATATGGTCATGAACATGGCCGCGCTGTCTTATATGGCCCAGTACGCTGTAGCCACTCCTGACGAGGGTATTGCTGCTGCCCGTGCTGCGTTCAACGCCAGCCTGCCTGTAGTCGAGTAAGCCCATGAGGATCACAGCAGCCGCACCCGAAGCCATGATCGCTGACTGTAATCAGCTTGCGATGTGCCTTGCCTACGGACCCGCAGACGGCCTGACCTATGGTGGGCTGAACTGGGTAGACCCGGACGGCAACCTGTACGCAGCCGCCTCATGGGAAGCCCGCGAGGAGTGGATTGATTTCGCACAGGCCCCGCTTGTCCGTCCGACTTGGGACACCGACGAGATCATCGACATGGTAGCTGCTGAACGCGCGCAGGCGGCTATGATCTACAGCACGGTGGCTATCCCAGCTACGCCGACAGCGCTGACCGCCATTGGTGGAATGGACGGGGTTCCCGCGCTTGGTGCTATGGGCCTGACAGGAGTGCCAGTAGATGGCTAAGACCCCGGCGTGGACCCGCAAGGAAGGTAAGGACCCGAAGGGCGGACTCAACGCCAAAGGTCGGGCATCTGCCAAGGCTCAGGGCATGAACCTGAAGCCCCCAGCACCGAACCCGAAGAACAAGAAAGACGCGGGACGCCGTAAGTCATTCTGTGCTAGAATGTCTGGGATGCCGGGTCCGATGAAGGACGAGAAGGGTAAACCGACGCGCAAGGCGCTGTCCCTCAGAGCGTGGAACTGCTGATGCCACTGACCGCCAAAGGTAAGAAGATCAAGGCTGCGATGCTCAAGGAGTATGGCAAAGACCGGGGCGAGCGGGTGTTCTACGCCGCTGAGAACAAGGGTACCATCAAGGGCGTGGCCAAGAAAGCCGCCGCCAAAAAGGGGAAAAAGAAATGATGAGCCGTGCAAACATGGGCAAACAGATCGCTACTGCCCCGGCGTCTCGGATGGCCTGCGGTGGTGGAGCCAAGAAGATGGCCTGCGGTGGTGGAACCAAGAAGATGGCCAAGGGCGGAATGGCTCGTGGCGATGGCTGCTGCATGAAGGGCAAGACCAAGGGGAGGTCCTGCTGATGCCCAGAACAAAAGATCAGGCCTCTCGGAACGTTGGTAGCACCCGGGACAAGGGCAAAGACACAAAAGGTCCCTCGTTTTCGGTCAAAGGGTTTACGTCGAAAGACCCGGCCAACGTCGCACGCAACCGTGCTGGCGCAGCCAAGTATGCTACAAAGAGCGAGCGTATCGCTGCCTCGGGCAAGGATAGCAACGCCGATAAGGCTGCGGCGCAGGCCGCATATAGGACCGCTAGTGCTAGGCCCGGGCTAAACCAATCGGCTTCCGCCGCCGCTGCAGCTAGGAAGGTCGGCGTACCACCAGCAGCACCTAAGCCGGGTATGATGGCCACCAAGCCACCTGCAGGCTACCGCCCGGGGATCGATCCCGAGTACAACTACCGCTCCGCTACAGCCGGGGCTCCTACCGCTGCTATGGCTCCGCGTCCCGCTATGGCTGCGATGGCAGCGCCTGTTGCACGGGTCAAGCCGACTATCACGCTGGCCAAGGGTGGCAAGGCTAAGCCGAAAATGAAGAAGTGAGGACCTGATGGCCGTTGTCGTACCCGATATGCCGGAACTCTTCGAGGAAGCCTTTGAACGGGCTGGCCTTGAGATGCGTTCGGGTTATGACCTGAAGACGGCTCGTCGCAGCCTGAACATCATGACGCTGGAATGGGCTAACCGTGGTCTGAACCTGTTTACCATCGAGAGCGGCACCACGCCGCTGGTAGCGGGCCAGACCACGTATACCCTTCCCGTGGACACGATTGATCTGATCGAGCACCAGCTGCGTACTGGTACAGGCACATCGCAGGTAGATACCTCGCTGGAACGTGTTTCCGTGTCCACCTACGCGCAGCAGACCAACAAGCTGATCACCGGGCGTCCTACACAAATCTTCGTGCAGCGGCTGGCTACGTCTACGACGGTAACGCTGTGGCCCGCACCGGACCCCGGACAGGCCTACACGCTGTTCTACTACCGCTTGAAGGGCATCGACGGTCTGGCAGCGGGTATCGGGGGTGCTGTAAGCTCCATCCCGCCGCGCTTCGTACCCGCGCTCGTAGCTGGCCTCGCCTACTACATCGCCATGAAGAAGCCCGATGCCGCTATCCGAGTTGCTCCGCTCAAGCAGGAGTACGAAGAGCAGTTCGCGCTGGCCGCATCTGAAGACCGCGACCGGTCGTCCGTCATGTTCGTGCCGTTCAACACCATGATGATGGGGTGAGCCATGTCTGCGTATGCACGCGGTAAGCACGCCTATGGGATTTGTGACCGCAGCGGGTTCCGGTACAAGCTCTCTGATCTCGTCTGGGAATACCAGAACGGCACCAAGACGGGACTTCGCATCGGGCGGGACATCGTTGACCCCGATCAGCCTCAGAACTTTCTGGGTCGGCTGAAGATCAATGACCCGCAGGCGCTGCTGAACCCGCGTCCGGACTACGCTCCGGGCAACGGACTGTTCGGGTGGAATCCGGTTTGGAACCCCGTGCAGGATATGGTAACGTCTATTGGACAGGTGACTGTCGTCACCACAGATGGAGAATAACTATGAAGAGCCCCATGAAGAAACCCATGGCCCCCGCCAAGTCGATGCGCCCGAAGGCGAAGCCCGCTGATATGGCTTCCATGCAGGCCATGCAGCGCGGAGAGAACGCCGCGAAGCGCGAAGGTGAAGACTACAAAAGCCTCGCACTGAAGAAGATGAAGACGGGCGGCATGGCTAAGAAGCCTGAGATGAAGGCCCGTGGCGCAGGCGCTGCCACCAAAGGCACCATGTTCAACAGGTAAGCCATGAATTATACCGAGCTAAATCAGGCGCTTCAGGACTACGTAGAGAGCACGGAGACGAGCTTCGTCGCCAACATTCCTATGTTCGTCCGTCAGGCCGAAGAGCGTATCTACCGCTCGGTTATGATTCCGGAACTTCGGAAGAACGCCACGGCGTCTACGACACTGGGAAGCCAATACCTCGCACGGCCATCTGACTTCTTGGCTGTGTTCTCCATGGCTGTCGTGGACGCTGAGGGCGACTACACGTACCTGTACGATAAGGATGTGAACTTCATTCGTGAGGCATATCCCCGTGCGTCTACGCAAGGTCTACCACTCTACTATGCGCAGTTTGACGGTGATCGCGTACCGCTGAGCGAAGGTAACTTCATTCTTGGGCCGACTCCGGACGCCGCCTACACGGTAGAGCTCCACTACTACTTCGACCCGCCGTCTATCGTGACTGCTGGCACGTCGTGGCTCGGGGACAACGCCGAAACCACCCTGCTCTACGGCGCACTCATTGAAGCCTACACCTACCAGAAGGGTGAGGCGGACATGCTGCAGCTGTATACAACGCGCTACAACCAAGCGATGCTCCAGCTCTTCGGTGTTGACCTGCGATCCAAGCGGGACGATTACCGTGACGGAACAATGCAAAGTCTGGGAGGCGCAGGTTGATGGCCGGTGCAGAGATGATCCTACCGTCTACGCCGATTGTATCGGTTGTGACGACCAGTAATCGCGGGCAGACCCCGGAAGAACTCGGGGCGCGCTGTGCTGAACGGCTTATCAGCATCTCTGAAGGGGCCCCACCGGCCATCCGGGATCAGGCCATCGCCTTCCGGAGCGCCATTACACAGATCGTGACGTCCTACCTGAAAGAGGCCGTTACCAACGACCGTGTAACTGTGTATAACGCAATCAAAGACGCTGGGCAGCCCAGCCTCGCGGAACTGATCAGGAGACTGTAACATGGCATTCACAGGAAACTTCTTCTGTACCAGCTTCAAGGACGAGCTTCTTGAGGGCGTGCACGACTTCCGCGTCACGGGTGGCGACATCTTCAAGCTGGCTCTGTACACCAACGCAGCCAGCTTCACCGCTGCTACCACCTCGTACACGGTCACGAACGAAGTGGCGAACTCTGGCACCTACGCTGCGGGTGGCGGCGCGCTGACGAACATCAGCCCTACTACGACTGGCACCACGGCGTTCACGGACTTCGCTGACCTGTCGTTCACCACGGCCACGATCACGGCGCGCGGCGCACTGATCTACAACACGACCCCGGCTCACACCTACACCACGCCGAGCTGTGTGGTTCTGGACTTCGGCACGGACAAGTCGTCGAGCAACGGCACCTTCACCATTCAGTTCCCTACAGCTGATGCGGCTAACGCGATCATCAGGATAAGCTAGTGGTTACGTTCGTAGACCGCGCCAAGGTTAACACGACCACCACCGGTACGGGGACTATAACCCTCGGAACCGCGCTAGCTGGTTTTCAAACCTTCGCTGCAGCCGGTCTGCCTACTGGCGTTACGGTGAGCTACACAATCGAGGACGCGTTCGCTTGGGAAGTCGGTCGTGGGGTATACACGGCAGCGGGGCCAACACTTACCAGAACGCTGGTGCAGTCTAGCACTGGGTCTCTGCTGAACCTCTCAGGCAACGCGCTAGCATATGTCACCGTGCTTTCTGACGATCTATCCGCGCTCGTGCAAGGTAGCGGAACTGACCAAGTCTTCGTCGAGAACGATCAGACTGTCACTGCTAACTACACGATCCCCGGGACTAGGAACGCCATGTCTACTGGGCCTGTGGCAATCAACTCTGGGGTCACTGTCACGGTGTCTTCCGGCGCAAGATATGTGGTGCTGTAGACCATGAGCAAAATCGCACTGACCGGGAACGCCCTTGGCACCGGCACGCTCACCATCGCGTCCCCCAACACGAATACCGATCGCACGCTGACGCTGCCAGACAACACGGGCACGCTGCTCTCGACTGGCTCTGCTGGGGTTCCTATCAACGGCCCGGCGTTCAGCGCCTATCCGAGTGCGTCCCAGACTATACTGAACTCTACACCAACTAAGTTACAGATGAACGTCGAACTGTTCGATACCAATTCCAACTACGACACCACCAACTATAGGTTTACCCCGACCGTTGCCGGGTACTATCAGGTGTCCGGAGCTTGGTATATCCCTAGCTCTACGGGGCAGATCACTACGACGGTGCACAAAAACGGGGTTGCGTACCAGCTTGCTGCAGCTGCGCCTCTCCCTACGGGGATTGTGCTATGCATATCAAGCCTAGTGAGTATGAACGGGACTACAGACTACCTAGAGTTAGTTGCACAACAACTAAGTGGAGCTTCTTACTCTACCCTCGCGGCGCGGCCTGACCTCTACTACTTCCAAGCCTTCCTCGCACGGAGCGCCACATGAGCACCCTCGCAGTCAACACCATCACCGACGTAGCGGGCTCCCTACCCCCGGTGTTCCCTGCTGGCTCCCCTCAGCTTAACCCTCTGGCCAACCGCGAAGACAAGATCATCAACGGAGACTTTGGTGTCTGGCAGCGAGGGACGAGCTTTACTACAAATGTGTACGGCGCAGATCGTTGGTATAACAACATCTCTGGCGGGACCGTTACACAATCCCAACAAGCCTTTACTCTAGGCGATACGCTTGGGGTAAATTCCCCCACGTTTTTCTTTCGCCAAGCGGTCAGTGGCCAGACCTTGACCACACACTTCGCCAACACATTTCAGGCCATTGAAGGCGTCCGCAGCTATGCTGGACAGACGGTTACGGTTCTTGGTTGGGCAAGACGCTCGTCCGGGGCCGGAAACATGGTCGTAGAGGGGGAGCAATACTTCGGTGCGGGCGGCTCTCCATCTGCTACCGTTGCCGCCATATCTCCCACCACGGTCACTCTCACAGGTTCGTGGGCACCATTCGCCGCCGTAGTAACCTTCCCATCGATCACCGGAAAGACGTTAGGGGTAAACGGTAACGACGCAGCGTGTATCCAGTTTTTTACCTCGGCAGGCTCCGACTACAGCGCCCGCTCCAACAGCCTCGGCTTGCAGACCATCGGTGTAGACTTCTGGGGCATCCATATCCGTCAAGGTACTTGGACTGCTGCGGCTACTGCTGACTACCGACCGCGTGATCCGGGGACTGAGTTGGAGCTGTGTCAGCGGTATTGCGAAACCATAGGAACTGGAACTAACCGACCCAACGTAGGGGTGGCTATCTCTAGGTCTACCACCACTGCGGGTGCTGTATACAGCTTTAGTGTTGAAAAAAGGGCGGTACCCGCATTCTCCTATAAGGTAGGGTCTCTTGCTAGCTACTATCGCCTTATCGGCTACGGTTCTGGTTTTACCGGAAGCATAACGGCGTTTGTAGACGCAACGCAGCAGGGTACTTACATAGAGTGGACCGGAACCGGCCTTACTGTGGGTGGCGGGTACGTACTACAAGGTATTGACGGCCAAACCCCAGTAATTATCGCAGACGCCGAACTCTAAGGGACACCTGACATGCCCATCACACTCGACGGAACCCTTGGCGTAGGCACCCCCGGCATCACGCTGGCAGGCTCGGCTATCACGGCATCTGCCAACCAGCTGAACAACGCCTCTGAGGACATGAACTCCGAGAACCGGATCATCAACGGAAACTTCCTTTACTGGCAGCGGGCGACGAGTACAG